CCTAGCAGGGGCGCCAAGCCGTGTCTTTGCCGCTTCGCTACCTAAAAGGGGCGCCAAGGTGGCGCCCACAGCCCCAGCCCCCCCACAAAATACCCAACAAAGGAGAAATATCATGCCTTACACACCGCAGGAGCTGACCGCCGTCCTGCAAAAATACAAAGCCGGCAAACAGAGCCTCGAGCGCCGCGTCATCGCCGCCGAAAACTGGTGGAAGCTCCGCAACCGCTTCGAGGAGGACAAACGCCCCGGCGCCTCCTCCGCCGGCGACTTCCGCGCCGTCAGCGGCTGGCTCCACAACGTCATCGTCTCCAAGCACGCCGACGCCATGGAGGCCTACCCCGAACCCGTCATCCTCCCCCGTGAGCCCGACGACCGCGCCGAGGCCGAACTGCTCTCCGCCGTCGTCCCCTGCATCCTCGAACAGAACGCCTTCGAGCGCACCTGGTCGGACGCGATGTGGCAGAAGCTCAAGACCGGCACCGCCGCCTACCGCGTCGGCTGGGACCCCGACAAGCTCGGCGGCCTCGGCGACATCTCGATCGAGCGCGTCGACCTCCTGAACCTCTTCTGGGAGCCGGGCATCGCCGACATCCAGCGCAGCAAGTTCGTGTTCTGCACGCACCTCGAGGACAACGACGAGCTGGAGGAGGAGTTCCCGCAGCTGCGCGGTCGGCTGCGCGGCAACCCATTCACTGCGACGCGCTTCCTCTACGACGACGCGGTGAGCCTCGACGGCAAGAGCACCGTCGTCGAGGCGTACTACCGCCGCAAGCGCGCCGGCCGCACCGTGCTGCACTACGTCAAGTACGTCGGAGACACAGTGCTGTACTCGACGGAGGAGGGGGAGGAGGACACCACCGTAGGGGACGGCCTCTGTGCCGTCCCGCAAACCTCGCGCCTCACTTCCGGTGACAAATCGGCGCACATACTCCAATCCACCTGTCATTCCGAGACCAGTCCGCAGACTGGTCGTGGGAATCCGCGTCCCCTTTCGCCGCACATAAATACCGTGTCGACCCAAGGAGAAGCGGATTGCCACGTCGGGCTTTGCCCTCCTCGCAATGACGGAGGTGGACGAAAGCCAGTCGCGCCGATTTCCGCCGCGCAGAATGTCGGAAACGGCGCGCCGACTAAACTAACCTGTCATTCCGAGACCAGTTCGCAAACTGGTCGTGGGAATCCGCGTCCCCCGTCCCCAAGCTCCCCCGAAGGGGAAGCCAAGTACACACCTTACAGCCCCACGCCTGCCCCCGACTCCGGACTATACGCCCACGGGCGCTACCCCTTCGTCCTCGACCCGCTGTTCCCCGTCGAGGGCAGCCCCTGCGGCTACGGCTTCGTCGACCTCTGCCACAACAACCAGACCGCCATCGACCTCATGCGCTCCGCCATCATCAAAAACACCGTCGTCGGCGCCACGCCCCGCTACTTCCAGCGCATCGACGGCAGCGTCAACGAGGAGGAGTTCGCCGACCTCGGCCGCGCCCTCGTCCACGTCAGCGGCAACCTCGGCGAGGACAGCCTGCGCCAGATCGGCTTCAGCCCCCTCAGCGGCGTGTACATGGACGTGCTCAACTCCAGCATCCAGGAGCTGCGCGAGACCAGCGGCAACACCGAGACCTCCACCGGCAACATCAGCTCCGGCGTCACCGCCGCCAGCGCCATCGCCGCCCTGCAGGAGGCCAGCGGCAAGGGCAGCCGCGACTCGACCCGCAGCTCCTACGTTGCCTACGCCCAGATCGTCGAGCTGTGCATCGAGCTGATCCGCCAGTTCTACGGCCTGCCGCGCAGCTTCCGCATCGCGGGGCGCGCCGGCGCGGAGGAGTACATCCGCTTCTCCAACGCCGGGCTCTGCCCGCGCCCGCAGCCCTTCGGAGCCGCGCTGCCGGTGTTCGACGTGAAGGTGAGCGCCCAGAAGCGCAACGCCTATTCGCGCCTGAGCCAGAACGAGCTGGCCATGGAGCTGTACCGCATGGGCATCTTCGACGAGGGCAAGGAGCAGGAAGCGCTCAGCTGCCTGCGGATGATGGAGTTTGACGGGCGCGACGAGCTGATCGGGCGCATCACGGCGTCGATGGGGCTGCGCGAGAAGCTGGACGAGCTGCAGAAGTATAAGGCGCTGGCGCTGGCCTTCGCGCGGCGCTACCGTCCGGACATGGCCGAAGGGCTGACGGGGGAGCCTGCCGCCCCCCTTGGCGCCCCTTCCGAAGCTGCTGCCGCACCCCTTGGCGCCCCTCTTAGGGGAGCTGTCGCGTCAGCGACTGAGGGGTCGCCGGAGTTGAGTCCGGAGCAGAGTGAAAAAGACACCGACCCCACCGCCCTCGCCGCTCTGCTCCCACCGCCGCACCTCCCGTGACGCGCGTCGAGTATTCCCCGGCCGCGCGCCGCCTGCGCCTGACCGGCCACGCCGGTGCGGGGGAGCGCGGCTCCGACCCCGTCTGCGCGGCGCTGAGCATTCTGGTGTACGCGCTGCTGGACGCGGGCGCGGAGGGGGAGCTGAGTCCGGGCGCGGCGGAGCTGACGCTGCCGGACGCGGATGTAAGCCTCGCGCTGCGCGGCCTCCGCCTGCTGGCGGAGAGCTACCCGGAGTATGTGAGCTATAAGGAGATGAATGATTATGGAAAATGAAATATCCCCCGGCGTAAAGGTGCAGGTGAGGGTAAGAGACGACGCACCGACTAAGCAAACCCCCGCCCCGCAGGGCGCTGCCCCTTTTAGGGGAAGTGGCGCGGAGCGCCGAAGGGGTCTCCAGAGTGGAGAAACTGCCAGTATGGAAAAGACAGAATGCACTACAGACAATTCTTTTCCCCATCGGCACTCGCCCGACCATGGCGACCCCTCAGTCTCGCTATCGCTCGACAGCTCCCCTAAAAGGGGCGCCAAGGGCGTAGACGAGAACTCCCCCGCCCCGCAGGGCGCTGCCCCTCTTAGGGGAAGTCCCCAGTGCGCACACTGGGGAAAGGGGTCGCCGGACTCGGACATGGAGCAGGAGGGAAAAGACAGCACCCAGCAAAATCCCCCGTCCCCCTCACCCCCCTTGCTGCGTGCGCACTTCGCACGGCTCTGCGCCGAGGCGGACGCGCTGCACCGCGCCGACCCCGGCTTCGACCTCGATTCCGCCCTGCGCAATCCGGCCTTCGTGCGCCTGACCGCGCCGGACGTGGGCGTTCCGGTTGCGGATGCGTGGTACGCGCTGCACCGGCGCGAGTACGCCGAGACGCTGCGCCGCGAGAGTCTGGAGCAGGCAGCGGCGGCGGTGGCGTCGGGGAGTCTGCGGCCGCGTGAGGGCGGACGCGCCAGCGGCGGCGAGCTGCTCGGCACCGACCCGCGCCACATGACCGCCGCCCAGCGCGCGGAGCTGCGCGACCGCATCAAGCGCGGCGAGCGCGTCTATCCGCGATAAGGCGGCAAGCCCGAACAGAAACTATGTAAACAAAATTATGTAACTTGAAAAGGAGACAAGCACATGACCAAAACCAACACCACCCACGGCATTGACCTCCAGCTTTTCGCCGACGCGGGCAGCCTCGTCAACGGCACCGCGGGCTTCGTCAACGCCTCCACCGGCGTGACCAGCGCCTTCGACACCACAAATACCCTCGCGCCCGAGCTCAAGAGCTTCTACGACACCGAGCTGCTCGAAAACGCGCGCGCCGAGATGGTCTACGCCCAGCTCGCCAAGCGCCAGCCCCTCCCCGCCAACCACCACGGCGCGGTCGAGTGGCGCAAGTGGAACAGCTTCGACCGCGCCTCGAAGCTGACCGAGGGCGTCATCCCCACCGGCCAGAAGTTCGGCGTCACGACCGTCACCGGCACGGTCGACCAGTACGGCACCTACACCGCCATCACCGACAAGCTCGAGCTGCGCGCCTACGACGACGTGATCCTCGGCGCGACCGAGGAGATGGGCGCGTCGGCGGCGGAGACGCAGGAGAAGCTGATCCGCGACGCGCTCCTGCTCGGCACCAACGTCCTCTACTGCGACAACATCGACCTCGGCACCAACGAGGTGCTGGGCACCCCGACCAGCTGCGCGGAGATGGCGGCGGGCGGCACGGCCAAGAACAAGTACAACGAGGACTACTCTCTTGGCTGGAGCCTGATGTCCCCGTCCATGGTCAATAAGGCTGTGACCATACTGAAAAAGAACCGCGTTCCGCGCATAAACGGGCGCTATTACGCCGTTGTGCATCCCTCCGTCGCGCACGATCTGCGCCAGTGGGAGGGCTGGATCGAGGCGCATAAGTACGCCGCGCCCGAGGAGCTGTTCAACGGCGAGATCGGCGAGCTGCACGGCGTGCGCTTTATTGAGAACAGCTTCGCGCCGGTGCTGGGCGTGAAGGGCGCGACCGCGGAGGATGACGACAGCTACGTGAATCAGGAGCGTGGCCGCACCTACGCGACCTATTTCTTCGGCAAGGATGCCTTCGGCATCATCGATCCGGAGGGCGGCGCGCTGGAGATGATCATCCATGACAAGGGCGAGATCGGCGGCCCGCTGAACCAGTTCTCTACTATTGGATATAAGTTTGAGACGAACGGCGCGACGATCCTGTACCCCGAGCGCCTGCTGCGCGTGATGAGCGTGTCCAGCTTCTCCGCCACCGACGAGGTGAATTGACGCCGCCGCAATCTGGAACATATGTAAACTATATTACGTAACCCATACGACCTGAAAGGAGAAACATTATGTCAACCGCAAAAACCACCAAGACCGCCGATGACCGCGTCGAGGTCAACATCCCGCGCGGCGGAGACCGCGAGGATCCGAACCTGTTCGTCGCCGTCAACGGCGTGAACTACCTGCTGCCGCGCGGCAAGAAGAGCCGCGTGCCGAAGGCCGTGGCGGACGAGATCGCCCGCGCCGAACGCGCCCGCGAGAGTCTGTACGAGACCGTGGACGCGCTGCTGAAGCGCCCATGACGGCGGGGGAGATGATCGCGCTGGCCGACCGGCTGCGCCCGAATCAGTACACGACCGCGGACAAGCTGCGCTGGCTGGAGCGGCTGGACGGGCAGGTGCTGTCGGAGGTAATCGGCACGCACGCGGAGATCGCGCCGGACGCGGCGAGCGGCACGGCCTACACGGCGGCGACGGAGCTGCTGGTGCCGTTTCCGTACGCGGAGGAGCTGTACACGGCGTACATATTTTCGCAGATGGACCTGCTGAACGCGGAGATCACGCGGTACACGCAGTCGGCGACGCAGCTGGCGGCGGCGTGGCGGCAGTACGCGGACTGGTATAATCGCAGCCACGCGCCCCTCGGCGTGCGGCGGCTGAAGCTCTGAACCGCGGGGGAGGGGCCTTGCCGCCCCTCTCTCCGCCCACCCCACCACGAAAGGAGACCCAACATGCTCATCCCCGATCTCCCCGCGCCCGCCGTGACGCGGGACAGCACCACGATTTTCGCCGGACTGCGCCTGTCCGGCCGCCCCGCGGACGGCGAATTCGTCCGCACCGAAAACCTCAGCACCGACCGCTACCCCCTCCTCGCCCCGCGCCGCCCGCGCGCCGTCGCCGCCGCGCTCACCGACCCCGGCGGGCTCATCGAGAAGGACGCCCTCGGCTATGTCGCGGACGGCACGCTCTACTTCGCCGGCGCGCCCACGCCCCTGACGGGGCTTGCCCCCGGCAAAAAGCAGCTCGTCGGCATGGGCGCGTATATCTGCGTGTTCCCGGACAAAAAGTACTATAATACCGCCGATTCCTCGGATTACGGCAGTATGGACGCTGAATTTGTCCTGACCGGCACGGTGAGCCTCGCGCCCTGCCGCTACGACGGCAGTCTCTATTCCACCGAGCCGACCTCCTCCGACTCAGCCCCCGAAAACCCTGAAAACGACGCCCTCTGGCTTGACACCGGCAGCGGCGCGACCCCGGTCCTGCGCCAGTACAGCGCCGCGCTCGACACCTGGGCCGAGGTCGCCACGCCCTGCACCCGCGTCACGCTCACAAGTCAGGGCAGCGTCCCGGCGCTCTTCTCGCAGTACGACGGCGTGAGCGTTGCCGGCCTGCCGCTCGACGAGCTCAACGGCGAAAAAATCATCTACGCCCTCGGCGGCGCAGCGGGCAGCGCCCCGGAGCGTGATTACATCGTCCTACCCGGCGTCTGCCCCGCGAGCGCGGACTACGAGGGCGTCACCGTCAGCGTCGCGCGCCGCGTGCCCGACATGGACTACGTCTGCCAGTGCCGCAACCGCCTCTGGGGCTGCCGCTACGGCAACGACGGCGCGCAGAACCTCAACGAAATTTACTGCTGCGCCCTCGGCGACTTCAAAAACTGGAGCCAGTACCTCGGCCTGAGCACTGACAGCTGGCGCGCGTCGGTCGGCTCCGACGGCGCGTTCACCGCCGCCGTGGGCTATCTCGGCCAGCCGGTTTTCTTCAAGGAAAACTGCATCCACCGCGTCACGGTGTCCGCCGCCGGGGCACACACGGTGGGCGAAACGCCCTGCCGCGGCGTCCAGAAGGGGAGCGCAGAGAGCGTCGTCCTCGTCGGCGACAGCCTGTTTTACAAGTCCCGCGCGGACGTCTGCGTGTGGCAGGGCGGCTTTCCGGAATCGGTCAGCGAGGCGCTCGGCGCGGAGCGCTATACCGATGCCGCCGCCGGCGCGCTGGGCGGAAAATATTATATTTCGATGAAAAATTCCGCTGGCGAGTGGGGGCTGTACGTCTACGACAGCCTGCTCGGCATCTGGCTGCGCGAGGACTCCCTGCACGCCACGGCCTTCGCCGCCGTAGACGGCGAGCTGTTCTGCCTCGATTCCGACGGCCGCCTCATCGCCCTCACCGGCAGCATCGGAACGCCGGAAACGGGCGTGAATTGGAGCGCAGAGAGCGGAATAATGTACTTTTTGCAGCCGGAGCATAAGTACCTGCACCGCCTGAGCCTGCGCCTGACGATGGGCGCGGGCAGCAGCGTCAAGGCCGAGATCGAGTACGATTCCTCGGGCGAATGGGAGACGGCGGGGCAGCTCTCGAACACCGGCACGGAGCGCCCGCGCGCGATGGAGCTGCCGCTCCTGCCGCTCCGCTGCGACCATCTGCGCCTGCGCATCTCCGGCAGCGGCGACGTGCGCCTGCACGCGCTGCATCGGTATCTTGAGACGGGGAGTGAGCTGTGATGTACGAGCTGCCGCCGATTCTGAGCGGCTCTGCGGAGTCGCAGCTGCGCGCGCTGCGCGATTATCTTGTCCGCCTTTCACAGACACTTCCGACCGAGACGACCCAGCCCGCCGCCGCGCATACCGGCGCGGTAAGCCCGCAGCTCGCCGCCGCTCGCGCGGTGGATTCGAATCCCACCGGCAGCGGGCAGGTAACACCAAGCAATTATCCGCGCCTGCGCGCCCTGATCGAGAAGACCGCGGGCGAAATTTATTCGCACGTTGACGCGATAAACCGGCAGCTCCGCGCGGACTATGTCGCGCGCTCGGAGCTGGGGGAATTTGAGGAGCGCGTGACGGCGGGGATGGAGGCGACGGCGCGCGGCGTGGTCGAGGACTACGATTATGACGCGCGGCTGACGGCGTCGGACGCGCGCGCGGGGCGCATCGAGGAGCATCTGCGGAGCCTGTCGGGGCAGATACGCCGCGGGCTGATCACGGATCCGGAGACGGGGGAGCAGGTGCTGGGCATCGCGATCTCGCAGCGGCTGAGCTTCACGGGAGCGAGCAGCAGCCACGAGGGCGAGACGTACTACGAGCTGTCGCCGGGGCAGACGCTGGGCATGTATACCTCGACGGGCTGGCAGTTCTGGATAAACGGGGCGCGGCGCGGGTGGTTTGACAGCGTGGACGGCACGCTGCACGTCGCGGCGCTGCAGGTGGAGCAATCGCTCCGCCTCGGCGACTCGTGGGTCGTCAGCACCTCCGGCGGGTTTGGAATAAGAGTCGATGCGTAGGGGGGGAAAAAATAAATGGAATGCTAAATCTTTGCTGCTCGCTGCCCCGTCGCGCCAGTCCCGAATCTTTGCTGCGGAGCGGCGCCCCTCCCCCTCACCCCCGACCCAACCACGAAAGGAGACACCCATGTCATACACCCTGACCTCGACCTCGCGCGCGGCGTACCGCGGCGGCGTCGACACCTCGACCGCCTACGCCGGCTACGAGATCACCCCCAAACTCAGCCGCGTCGTGCGCTACGCCTTCACCGCCCCCGCGCAGGGCGTGTCCGCCCTCAGCTTCTCAGTCGCAAACGTCGCCCGCGCCTACAAGTACAACAACTTCAACGGCATCCGCTTCGCCGTCACCACCTCCGACGCCTCCCACCGCAACGCCGTGGAGGCCGGCGGCTTCGAGGGCCACGCCGCCCCCGTCGCGGGCAACGGCACAAGCTACACCGTCTCCGGCTCCTGCGAGGTCAGCATCGCCCCGGGCGCGGCGTTCTACCTCTGGTTCTTCCCCGCCGAATACGCCCACTGCCTCTGGAGCTTCGCAAACCTCGGCAGCTTCACCGTCACCTGCGAGGCGGGCGCGGCGTCGTTCGCGTCGATCGACTCGGCGGTCGAGACGCTCGGCACGCTCCGCGCCTCCGTCGGCACCGCCACCGCCGCCATGACCCACCGCCTCACGCTCTGCGACGGCGAGACGGCGCGCCTGACCTCCGAGCCGTTCACCGGTTCCGTGAGCCTGACCGTCCCGCGCGCGATCTTCGCGGCCTACCCGACCCGGACCGCCCTCGCCCTGACCGCGCGGCTGCAGGCGTATTCCGACGCCGCCTGCACCATGCCCTACGGCGCGCCCGCCGAGGCCGCCGTCAGCGTCACTGCCGACGCGGGCATGGCGCCGAAGCTGCCTGCCGCCGCCGTCACGAGCAGCATTGTGAACTCCGGCACAGTCGCTGCCGCCGCGACGGGGCAGAGCCGCGTCCGGTTCAGGCTGGATTCGACAAAGTTCGACTTTTCCGACGCCCCGGGCGCGTCCGCGGCCTCGGTCACGGTCAACGGCACGGCGCTCGCCGCTCCGGCGTATGAATATCTCAGCCCCGTGCTGACCGCGAATTCGACAAAATTCGACATCGTGCTGACCGATACGCGCGGCCGCCGCGCGGCCTTGAGCCGGACCGTCACGGCGCAGAGCTACGCGCCCCCGTCCATCACCGCGGTCAGGGCGCAGCGCTGCGATTCGGCGGGTGCGGCCGACGAGAGCGGAAAGTACGTAAAGCTGAGCGCGTCGGTGGTGTATTCGGCGCTCGGCGGGGCGAACGCGGTGAGCCTGAGCGCGGCGTGGCGGTATCGCGGCGGCAGCTACGGCGCGGAGACTGCGCTGACGCCGGACACGGCGAAGCTGCTGGGCGGCGCGCTCGATCCGGATAAAACGCTGGAGCTGCGCATCACGGCGACTGACGGCTTCGGCCAGAGCGCGCTGCGCACGGTGATCCTCGCCGGGCGGCGCTGGGCGATGAAGCTGCGGCCGGACGGCCTCGGCGTGGGCTTCGGGATGTCGCCGCAGGAGGGGAGCGCGCTGGAGCTGCCGGACGGCTGGCGGGTGCTGATCGGCGGACGGAGCGCGGCGGAGCAGGCGTGGCCTGTGGGCGCGGTGTTCTGGACGCCGGAGGCGACGAACCCCGCCTCGCTCCTCGGATTCGGCACCTGGAGCCGCGTGAATTCCGCCCTCCCCGCCGCATGGAAGCGGGAAACCTGAACCCCCAATATGAAAGGAGAATATTATGTCAACCATTCTATATGACCCGGACGCGGAGCTTGAGCGCCTGTATGCTGCCATCACCGGCCGCCCCGCGTTCAGCTATGACCCCACGTCCGACCCCGTCTATGATTCCTACGCCCAGAGCTACCAGCGCCGCGGCCGCCTCGCCATGCGCGACACGATGGGTCAGGCCGCCGCCCTGACCGGCGGCTACGGCAGCAGCTACGCGCAGAGCGTCGGCCAGCAGCAGTACGACAGCTACCTCCAGAGCCTCGGCGAGGCGCTGCCGGAGCTGTACGGCATGGCGTGGCAGCGCTACAACGCGGAGGGCGACGCGCTGAAAACGGCGTGGGAGCTGGCGTCGGAGCGCTCGGAGGTCAGGCGCGAGAGCGAGCGGGAGGCGGCGGAGCGCGAAGCCGCCGCGCAGAAGAGCGCCGAGACCGCGCGCCGCGGGAATTACGACCGGCTCTATAAGCTCATCTACAACAGCGGCTATAACCCGAACGAGACGGAGCTGTCGGACAGCGGCATGACGGGCGAGCAGGCGGCGGCGCTGCTTGCGGAGTACCGCCGCCGGAACAAGATCGGCACGTCGAACACGTATACCTACCGCGGCGGCACAGGCTCGTCCAAGTCGAAAACGAAGAAAAAGCAGCGCTATACCGCCCCGAAATCCACGCGGCTTGCCTCGCCCGGCAGAAATCTCGACGCGGTGAAGTGACCGCGCCGCAGCGGCTTCACGTTACGGCCTTAGCATTTGTAAATTTTTCTTCAAAAAATTTCAAATAACACTTTTAAATATTTTTAAAAGTGTTATTATATATTTCTATATTTAAGATATATTTAAGGTACTTTCCCCGGAGGTTTGACATGATAGTCCTGATATTTGCCCTGATCGCGCTGGCGATAGCGCTCGTGTATGCGTTTTACTTCTCTGCGGTGACGGGGCTGGCCGATATATGGAAGCCGCTGCTGATGTTCCTCGGCAGCTTTGTTGCGATAAACGTGCTGTACCTGCTGGTGATGTGGCTCATCGGGCTGCCGGTGAAGGCCGCGCCGCGCGCGAGACAGAGCGAGATCTGCCGCGTTGCGGGCGTGAGCATATGCAGCTTCATCCTCGGCCATTGCTGGACGCAGGTGCACACCGAGGGGCTGGAGAAGCTGCCGAAGGACAGCCGCTTCCTGCTCGTGTGCAACCACCGGTCGAGCTTCGACCCGCTGGCGACGATGTGGGCGCTGCGGGACTATAATGTCAGCTTCATCTCGAAGCCGAGCAATCTGAAGATACCCATTGTCGGCAAGCTTGCGTGGGGTGCGTGCTACCTGCCCATTGACCGTGAGAACAACCGCGAGGCGCTCAAGACGATATTGCAGGCGGCGGAGTACCTGAAAAACGGCCTCTGCTCCATGTGCATCTACCCTGAGGGCACCCGCAGCCACGGCACTGCGATGCTGCCGTTCCATTCGGGGAGCTTCAAGATCGCGCAGAAGGCGGGGGTGCCGCTGGTGATAGCGAGCATCGAGGGCACGGAGAACGTGACGAAGAACGTGCTGCGCCGCCCGACGCGGGTGACGCTGAAGATATTGGAGGTCATCGACGCGGCGGAGGTCAAGGCGGAAAAGACGAACACCCTCGCCGACCATAGCGTCGAGACCATCCAGGCCGCGATCGCGTGAGAATATTGCCGTGTCTTTTCCCTATTGGCACTCCCTCAACCCTGCCACCGCCCCCCACAAAATCCACCCACCCAAAGGAGACCACACCATGAACAAAGTCGCAATCGTGACCGGCGCGTCGCGCGGTATCGGCGCTGCCACGGCGCTGGAGCTTGCCCGCCGCGGCTACGACCTGTGCATCAACTATATCGAGCAGACCGCCCGCGCCGAGCAGACCGCCGCCGCCGCGCGAGAGTACGGCGTGCGCTGCATCACGCATCAGGCCGACGTCGCGGACGCCGCCGCCGTGCGGGCGATGCACCGCCGCTGCGTGGAGGAGCTGGGCGAGGTGACGCTGCTGGTGAATAACGCGGGCATCGCGCGCCAGCAGCAGTTTCAGGATATCGACGCCGGGACGTGGAAGCGCCTGTTCGACGTGAATCTGGGCGGCTGCTTCAACTGCACGCAGGCGGTTCTGCCGCATATGCTGCATGAGCACGCGGGCAGCATCGTGAACGTCAGCTCCATATGGGGTCAGCACGGGGCGAGCTGCGAGGTGACGTATTCGAGCACGAAGCACGCCATCATCGGGCTGACGCGGTCGCTCGCGGCGGAGCTTGCGCCGAGCGGGATACGGGTCAATTGTGTCGCGCCGGGCGTTATTGATACGGATATGGTGCAGGTGCTGGGGCAGGAGACGCTGGACATGCTGGCGGGGGAGATCCCGTTGGGGCGGCTCGGCCGACCGGAGGAGATCGCGGCGGCGATAGCGTACCTCGCCTGCGACGCGGCCTACGCCACCGGCCAGGTGCTCACACTCGACGGCGGATTTGTGAATTGAATAATGTAAACGGGACGGCGTGTACCGTCCCGTTTTTGCGTTCTGCAACGCATGAAAAATCGGCGCGTCTTTTAAATCCCTTGCCGCGGAGCGCTGCCCCTCAAGCTCCCCCGCTGCTCTCTTATCCGCGCCCTGCTGCACATGTTCTTTGACAGACTGAACAGCCTCGGTGCACCGCACCGAGGCTGTTCAAGGCGTCAACAAAGTTCGACGCCTTGAAAACTTATTCAGGAGTATTCAAAAACACTCCTGAATAAGGATGTATTGAACACAGAAAGGGGACTC